GCTTGGGCAAAAGTGATTTGGTTAACTTGTCCAAAATTAAAAGGATGAAGGATTTCACGGGGGTCTCCATTGGTAAGCAGAATTTTACCAGGTCGAATCTCAGGCTTGGCACCCCTCGGGAGCCTGGTGGCGTCCATAGCCATCATCGGGTGTACGGTCAGGCCAAGGGCGTCGATACGAGCCCTAAGTTCAGTATCAAGTGCCTTTTGTGAGTTGTAGCCTTTTTCACAAACACCACGTCCCCAGAAGCGACCAGGAACGATGTCCCAAGGGAAAGCAATTACAGGACGGTCGTTCATCATGTATGGGTTACGTTCTGCTTTCAGAAGAACACCATCATTAGCAATCACCACGATTGCTTCTACATACATGCTGCTGTTTTCTTCTTCAGCGCCAAGATCTTCATATTCTTCGGCTTGTTCAAGCAGCTTACGGGGCACAAGGCCGAAATACTTGGTCAGGCGGATCTTGTCGTCGCTGTAAACAGTCAAGTCTTGGTCAGGCTCGATGTTGGTGTCAGGACTTGCGTCTGCAATATAAACATCAGCATATACCCCTTGTTCCTGCAAGAGTTCTACCTGATGTCTCGATACAAATTCATCAATAGCACATCCAAGGGCTTCTTCAATTGAAGTAGCAATAGGGTCAATAAGGAAGTTTTGTGGCATGACTGGGCGAAGTTTGACCACAGTCCGGTCTTTGATCGTAACACCAACAGCTTGGAGCTGACCGTCCATCAAAGGCTGTGTTGCAGGAGCCATTTCTTTTTCTTCAGAAAGAGTAACTTCTGCAACACCAACACCAAACACAGCAGCATTGATCAAACACTCTGCTACTGACTTACGAACACGGTTTTTTTCGAAGTCTTCTGAGAGTTTATTTCTTAGATACATGATGTCAGCCCTTTCAGGGTCATTCATGTCATCTTGAATGTCAAACCAGGTACCACGGCCAAAGGTAGCTTCTTCTAGTTCAGCCACATTAGACTCTACAGCCTGCTGAAGGGCTGGAGAGATGATCTTGGAGCGCTCTGAGAGGCGTTCTACGTCTTCTTGAGACCAAATACCACGCCAGAGGCGATAATACTCCTCATGCTTCTCTTGGTAGTTGCTTTCATAGTGGTCACGCCACTGGCGGCACTTATCAACAACCCAAGAAGCGAGATCTTGCTCAGTCAAGAGCTCATCGGTGGAGGCATCAAAAGACAATTCAGACATAATTAGTTAATATCCTGCTACTCGGTCAAATTCTTCCCATTCATCCACTTCAAAATCATAAGTATAACACACTTTTGCTAATTGATCAATATACGCAAGGGCGTCAATAAGGTCATCGTGTGTCAGAGCAGACGGGAATTGCATAAGTTGATCCATGAATTTGATATTCCAATCACCCTCATTCAGAATAATACGTTCATGTTCAAATCTCCCTTGAAGGGCATGAACTACACGGGTGGTTTTATTGGTGTTCCCGTGGCTTAGTTCTTCAATTCTAAAGAAAAGATTGTGTTTTTTCATCATGTCTAGCAAAGGTGACATGATTGCTTGCCTTGCAATGCCCTTTTCGATACCTACAGCAACAGGTTTGTACCTTTGGACTGCCCAAAAGATGTTTCTGACAGTCTCGTCAAAGGACCAACGGCCATATTTGATGTCTCTAACCCACCATTCACCATCGTCAGTGACTTTGACAATAGCCATTGCTGAGTCATCAAGGCGTTTTTTCTTGGCTTTACCTTCTTGTTCAAATCCTGCAAGGTCAATTGCAATGTAGTAATCGCCTTGTTGAGGTTCTTCTTGAGAAAACTGAAGCCATTCTTCTTTGAACAGTTCAGATTCTTTGGCGTTAAAAGAAGCCATGAACTCTTGGTTAAAAATATGCGTTGACATTGACTTCTTTGCATTGTCAATTTCATTCTTGTCAAGCATTTCATTGTCGTAGCTGGTGAAGTGATAGGCAGCCCACTCAGGGTCATCAGACTTCTCAGCATACACAAACAGTTCATAAAACCAATTACGCCCTTCAGGGGTGCCGATAAACACAGCTTTACCTTTTTGGTCAGCTAGGGCTGGTCTGATGATCTCTTCCCAGACAGAAGGTTTCATAAAAGCAGCTTCATCCAGGACAGCAAGCTTAAGAGAAGCACCCCTCATAGTTTCAGGGCGGTCAGAACCTTTTAGAGAGATAACAGCACCGTTGATCAGGGTGATCTGAAGGTTGTTTACATGAGAGGATTTGATAACTGGTCTGGCAAGGTCATGTAGCAAAGACCACATGATGTCCCTTGCGTTGCCTTGAGTAAGGCCTATGTACCACACATCCCCTGCTTTAGAGTCAAGGGCAGCTACAATCATTCGCCAGGCGGCATACCTAGACTTACCACACCGCCGACCAGCAGCGATTACTTGAAAACGTTCGTTGTTCTTCCAAACTGTTTGTTGCCAGTTTAACAGTTTTACATTAAGTTCAGCCATCTAGTTAGAAAACAAAGTTAGATGGTTTATGTGGGAAAAGATCAAATGACACAATAGCAACAAATGTGCTACCTGCTTCAGGGGTGACACTAAGGTAATCCCCTTCAGTCATCAAAAGATACTCGCCAACAGGACCACCAAATTTTAGGAAATCTCCTGAGTTGACTGATTTTGTTCCTTGGAATGGAATTACTGTTGCACCATCATGCCAATCGGCACTAATGCTCTTGGTGGAGCCTGTGGAGTTAGCTAAAAACAACATGGTTACTTTTGCATGGTAACCTGTTGGCACAACAAACAGGGTGTTGGCTGTGCCTGCTGTTAGGTTTTTACCTATGGAGTATTCCATTTTTAACAACCCTTACGAATACAGTCAGCAATATATTCTAGGCGCTTTACAACACCGTCCTTGGTGTCTTTAAGAAGCCTTTCTCTGTATTCTTTGTTGTTCAAAAACTCATCAGCAGCTTCTTGGTATTTGCCAAGGTTGAATAGCTGTCTGGTCTTTTTGGATAGTTGCCAGTCGCCCCTGTAGGTGGCTGACACAATAGCTGCTTTGAGTTCTTCTGACAAAGAATCAAAGTTAGGGGTTAGATCTTTTGCTTTTTGTAGAAAGATATTAAACACATCAGGAAAGGACATATTAAAGTATTCCTTGGTCTGACCTACGCCTGTTGTTAACACACCTTTGTCGTCAGTATAGACACCTTCACAAAAACCTTCATGGTGAATTAAAAGTTTATGAGCCTGTGTAAGAACACAATCAGGATACAGCTCTTTAACTTTCTTTACAGCTTTATCGCCATAGTAGAATCTATTACTCATCTTGTTCTTGATAAGAAGAATATTCTATATCTTCTAGTGGTGTGTTTTGTTCTTGTGAAGTGACAATTCCTGAGATGTTGATGGTGATTGCTGACTTTCCACCATTCTTTTGTACTTCCTGCTCAAACGCAGCAACAGGAAGCATTCTATCCATAAGTAGTTTCCAGGCGGCTGCCTGGTTTTTGTGGTCATCATTAAGAGCTGCATTAAAGATTGAGTCTAGTACCTTTTGAGACTTAGGAGAATTTAGCATCCTCCTCTTGTACTCATTAATGATAGAAGCCTCTCCTTTAGGTCTCCCTACAGGATTTTTCTTTTCTAAAAGAGCTTTAGGTGGCCGCCCTTTTCTTTTTAACACAACATCTTGTTTAGGTGTACTAGGATTGTCCATTAAGTGGTCCATAGTATTAAAGTGTCTTTAAGAAGCTTTAAGTGTCTTTAAGTAGTATTCTATTAGTTATACTTAATAGTATTACTTAATAGTTACTACTTTAAGTGTCTTTAAGTGTCTTATATATGTCTTAATTTTAGCATATTTTTAAGAAGAAGTAAACACCCCTTGAGGGGAATTTAGCTAATTTTGTGTGTTTTATTGTGTGTTCTACAGTGTCTTTTTGTGGCTTTGAGTGGCCTTGAGTGGTCTTTTCTAAATTTGCCTTTTGTAACCTTGAGTGGCTACTACCATAAATTCACTGACCATCCCCTCCCCCCGCCCCCCTCGATCGTCAGGCTTCATGAGTGGCATGTGTAGCGACTGCTACGTGTAGCGACTGCTACATATGCAATTCTATATGTAGCGACTGCTACACAGGACACATATGCAATTGTATATATGGTGCCAGGCCTGAGACTTGGGTGGCATGTGGAGCCTTGGGTGGCCTTGGGTGGCGTGTGGAGCGTGTGGGTCAATGTAGGGCCCTATAAGCCCATCAAGGCTACATCAGTCCCTCAAGGCACCATCAGGCACCATCAGCCCAACATGAACCCGATTCAAGTGAACATGAAAACATCTCAAGCAAATAGTGGTTGACATCATGGGGCATCATGGGACATCATGCACATGTGGTCGCTGAGATGACCTACACCGACACCAACAGAGAACATCAGAATGACTACACCAACCAGCTTCGCACGCCGAGAGTTGTTCAGCGAATATGACCCGACAGAAACGTGGGAAACGGCGCCGAGCGTGCAAGAAGTTGTGAAAGCTTTACAGAAAAGAATCAACTTTGAGCACCACTACTCGTCAGACTTTGCGTGCAGCGTCATGAATGCATTCTTTGCCGACGTAGATTTTGAAGAATTGGCAGAAACGATCATCAGCGATTGGTACGGGGAATAATAGAATGAAACAGCAAGTAACCCGCAACACGTTCATCGATGCATTTATTGACATGGAACGTGAGGATCAGTTTAGCCGATGGGCGCTTAATGCTCTGTATGATTACTTCACCGAAATAGAATCAGAATGCCCAGACGTTGAATTCGAGCTTGATGTCATTGCCTTGTGCTGCGAGTATGTAGAAATGACATTAGAAGAAGTAGCTGATGCATACGACATAGACGAAGAAAGCGTACTCGATTGGCTACAAGACGAAACAGTAGTAATAGCAACTCGTTCTGATCGTGTACTGTTCCAACAATTCTGACCAAAGGTGCTTAAAAGATGAAAATCCTATCAATCGATGCATGGGCAGACGGCGCTTGTGGGTGGACGTGGAACAACTGGTTCCATGTGGGAAACATCGAAACAGAACAGTTTGATGCATTGAACACAAACCGCCGTATTCTGGCATGGTTTCGTGCCAATGGTTTTATAACAGAGGCCAGTAAGGGCAAAGTGTCAGTAGAAGACGATGGCTATAATCTAGTAGTCATTGATCGATCAAACAGGATGCCGCTATTCGCAATCGAATACGGAATCGAATACGGAGCATAAATCAAAATGAAACCACAATTCACCTTTAAGTTCCAAGACGAGCCACAATTTGAAACCGACATCGGTCGACCTGAGCTCGCAAACAAACTTAGGGCATACAGGAAACAAAAGCATTACCAAGTGCGAAAGGCAGGCACTCACAGGTACCTTGTGCGCGTGATTGGATCTGCGGCAATCGGGGAGTTTAACGTAAAAAAATGAACTACCAAAAAATCACAAAGCACATAAGGCGTAAGTACTACCAGTATTCGCCCACCTTGGTACACATCACAGGCGGTCAGGTGTATGTGATCCTGAACCAGGTCCCAATGAGCAATCACTCTCACAAAGTGTATTGTGGGAGCATTCAATCTGTGCTGGATGAGGCGTGTTCTGAAAGGTCGGTACTCAGCAAGATTTACCTGCAAGGCGCAACATTATGAAAGTATTGGTAGCATGCGAATTCAGCGGCACAGTGCGTGATGCTTTTGTTCGTGCTGGTCACGATGCGATGTCGTGCGATCTGCTACCTAGCGACACCGAAGGCAAACATTACCAAGGAAGCGTGCTTGATATTCTAAATGATGGTTGGGATCTGATGATCGCACATCCACCATGCACACACTTGGCAGTGAGTGGTGCTAGGTGGTTCAAAGAGAAGCAAAGAGAACAGCAAGAAGCATTAGAGTTTGTGCGTGTTCTGATGGATGCGCCAATCGAGCGTATAGTTATTGAAAACCCGATCAGCATCATCTCAACAAGAATCAGAAAACCTGATCAGATCATCCAACCGTGGATGTTTGGTCATGGTGAAACGAAGGCAACGTGCCTATGGTTAAAGAATCTACCTAAACTGACACCTACAAACATCGTGGATGGTAGGGAACAAAGAATCCATAAGATGCCACCTAGTCCGG